AAGAGTACCGTGATTTGTTTGGGCAAGATGCCTCATCCCTAGCTCCTTGGCACGAACCATATACTCTGCTGCGGTATTGGTTCCATCCATGGATGAGTAGTCATCGTGAAGGTGAAGTTCAACAGGCTGATTCATTGATTACCTTCCTTGTTGTTGTAGCTCTAGCCTAGCAGACCATGGCCTGACATGCAAGAAGCCCCTCCGAAGAGGGGCCCTTGTCTGTTTTGTTACCAACCAGCATTCATGTCGTAGCCAGCTCCACCAGACTTCTGAGTAGAAGCCTGAGCAGGTGCTGAATCAGACTGTGAATTGTCGGACTTGGTGTCGTTGTAGGTCTCACCGTTGAAATACTGCTCCTGAGAAGCCTTCTCATCAGTTGCTTCGTAAGGGAAGTTCTTGATGATTCCGTTCTTCTCGTCATCGATGTTGTGAACTACAGCCTCACTGTCATCCAGAGGGGCATCCTTTGGAAGAGCCTTCAGAAGCCACTTGGTGTCAGTACCGGAACCCTTTCGGGTAATCTTGTAGTTCAGCTCAGTCAGGGAATTAGGCTGACCGTCAGGAACGTCAGGCTCTACTTCCTCGATAAGCTGCGCGAAGAAGGTTGAACCCATTCCTCGTGAAACAATCATCGTACGAGGCTCTTCGCCATCCATGAAATCAACGAGAGCATTGATGTAGTAGTTACGCTTCTGGCCGAATTCCTTGTCACCAGCACGAGCACGCTCACAGCCATAGCAACGGCCTTCGTCCTCAATGGTACAAGAAGCACGGTACATACGTCGCAGAGACTTGACATAGACGACGTGCTCAACGGCAAGAGTGCCGGTTCCACGAGCCTTGTCATAGCCCTCTGATTCTGGGTCGACTTCCTGAAGGAATCGAACCCTAACGCTCTGACCATCATTCAGGTTCAGGTACTCAACCTTCGGTGCGTTTAGACGGTCTTCACGTTCCTTTGCAGCCTGCGCCTGCTTTTCGCCAAAAGCACGGATAGCTGCTAGACCCTTTAGAGTTGACATTTAGTTTATAATCTCCTGTATTTATTCGAGGCTACCTAGAACCTACTAATGTTTAGTATAGCAGAATGGGACTCTTAGTACAAGCCCCACCTGCGATACTCAAAGTTTGATACTGAATTCTGAATGCATGCCTTAATTTCACTGTCATGCATACCTCCAGCATCCTTTACTCCATTGGGATAAACCTCTTTGAAGCCATGTGAAGCCCACTTGATTCTCTTACGAGGAAGGGCATCTGCAATAGCCTTTCCGAGGTCACGACCTGGATTATGACCTGTACATTTACCACGACACTTCTTACACACCGGGGAAATGTGGTCTTCTTTTCTGTCGAAGTCGGTCATGATGATGACGGTATCGAAGTATCGATTGAAGAACTCAATGTGAATTGTACTGAGGTGTCCACCAAGCAATGCTACCGTACAAGGGTAACCAGCCTGATGTACTCTCATTGAGTCGAATGATGCTTCTGTAACCACCACTGCATTACCGGCCGCCCTTGCTCTGTTCAGATTCCACATCGTTCGTGAAACTGGCAGGCCAGGTGAATTCTTGAATCTCTTTCCCTCGATACTACGACCGATGAGGCCCACATGCTTTCCATCAGGAGAATGCATGGGAACAATAACCATTTCGTTACGTGCAGAGTAGCCAATTCTGAAGTGTTCTAGAGTTTCCTCTTCGAATCCCCTGTCTTCGACCATGTACCTTACAGCCTCTGGATATGCCCAGAAGTCATTGTACATACGGTCGAATGGCTCATCAGGAAAGATATTGAAGTCTCCTGGACTTGCCAACCTCTTCTGCCTACGCTCTGCAAGGCTAACGCGTCGAGTATCCTTGTGCTTCAGGATGAATCTAAGGGCTTCCATGAGATTGCACTTTCTCATCCTCATGACGAGCCCAGTAAGATTTCCTGATTCGGCACAGGCAGCGTTGAAGCAGATGTAGGTGCCATTGCGCTTGGATACGGAGAAGCTTGGGGTATCCGTGTTTCCATGAAATGGGCAGTAGCACAAAAAGTCGTTTCCCGTCTCGCCTTCTACATCCACGCCAATGCCCTGAATGACTACTGAGATTTGTTCTTCTGTGTAGTCATTGACACTGGACGCCCATTCACTATCCCATGAATTTCCCAAGATTTTCTCCTCCCAACGTATATTCCATAGGCTGTTATGGTAAAGTCGTAATTGCTGTCTTGTCTATATTCAGTTGAGAAGTATGGTCCCAAGTCTAGCACTGGGACATATCCACCACCGCGCATTTCCTTTACCAGCATGTCTTCAAATTGTGCTCTCAGCCGTGGAAAATCGGCATCATCAAGAATGACGCCCTCCACCTGAAACCTTTTGACATTGCTGTGCATCAGAAACCGCCGTAGGATTCCTTCCAGACACCCTTATCGAGGTCTGCATCAATCTCAAACTCAAAGTCTGAACCGTGACGGTTCTTACGACAAATGACCTGCATAAGACCACTGTCAGGGTCACGGTGAACCGCAAACGCCATATCAGCATCGTACTCGATAGCCTTTGACCAGGCAACCTGGTTAAGCATCGGAGCAGTCTTGGTGCTGTTCGTGTCATCAGCAGTTGCAGCAGTAATGTCAATCAGAGGAATGTTATTCGTGATTGCAAGCTGCTTGAACTCTCGTGAAACACCCATTGCACGCTCTACAGGAGAGTTTGAACGGTTGTTGTTTGAGAATAGCTGGTGATAGTCACAGATTACCAGGTCTGGACGGTGCTGCTCAATCTTGGCCTGAACAGTGTTAGGAGTAACATCGCCAACACCCTCGTTAGAAACGATGATGAATTCAGGCTTGCCAGTCAACTTCTTCTGACCCCAAGCACGGAAATTGTCGATGTCAATCTGACCACGAGCAAAATCGGTCGCTGAGAACAGACCAGAACCCATAAGAGTATAAATTCGGTCTCGCATGTTCTCAGGAGACATTTCGAGTGAGACAATCATAGGCTTGAATCCACGTTCCCAAGCCTTGCAAGCAAGGTAGGAAGTGAACCAAGTCTTTCCCTTACCAGGCCAGCCAATAGCCACGATGAGGTGACCAGGTGCCATACCTGTAGGATAAGCAGCGTCAATGGCCTTGATACCTGTAGGAATACCAGGTGAACCATTTGCCGCCGCCCGTTCACGAACAGATTCAAAGTGACGCTCAGCGGATTCATAATCCATGAGGTCAAGGTCTCGTACGTTGTTAGTGAACTTATTCAGTTTACCAAGCTCGGCAGATAGCTTGGCCAGAACTCGTGCTGGAGCCTCTGTATCCAGAAAGCTGTCAGCCTTGCCCATAATTTCAGTCATTCGAGTACGAAGGTACTCATTCTTCAGTTCATCAAGGTAATACTCAGGTTCTCCCTTTACATCTACTGCCTCAAGAAGACCGAATCGCTCCTGGAGCACAGAGACATCTGGAATAGCCTTGAACTGCATGTAATACTTACGCAGTCCAAGCCAGACGTCCTTGTGCGCCACGAATAGGTCATCAACGTTGTCAGCGAGTAGGGATGCCACCTGCTTTGAACCACAGATGGCGTTAATGAGCTTTGCCTCAGTCGTCGCCACTTACTGCCTCCTCATTTTTCTTTTCCATAGCAGCTACGAGAGCTGCCGTCTTGCGCAGACGTTCTACTCGCTTCCGGGCGTCTTCGACTACCTTCAGCCTGTTCTCATGGAGCTTGTCATACTTGTTAAGAAAAATCTGAACATCGTGACCAGGAGAGTCGCAAGTGAAGAAGTATTCAAGAGCCTTCTTTGCGTTACCATACTCAAGGTCATCGATTGCAGCCATGAAACCCCACTGTAGAGCATTGCTGTTTACAATGGGAGCCCGGTTGTATCGCTCCTTAAAGAGCTTTTTGTAGACACCGATAAGCTCGAATGCCTTCGCCCTTGGACTCTTCTGCTTCCTGGCCATTAGAGTTCTGAAATCTCCTTACCAGTCAAGTCCTTGACTGCCTTGGCAATCTTATCAGCAAGCTTGTCTTCCACCTTTGCAAAGACTCGCTCATATGCCTGGTCGAAGGTCTCGCCATTCCTGACATAATCTTCAAGCCCAACAGTTACCTTGACACTCTCAAAATTGCCGAGATTCTTTGTTACACCAATCTCAGCACTCACTGACTGCGCCATCTTCTTCCTCCTTGTCTTCGATATCACTCACTACTGAGAAACCAAACGGACGACCGTCCTCCGTCTCTTCGGTGGCGTCGTCCTCCTCTTCGTCATCGTACCCCAGCCTGCCGCTGATTTCAACCCAGCTCCGAGCAATGTCTGTAAGTGCCCTAGAGTCTCGTGTTTCCATAGCAAACTTAGCCGCAACGTCCAGAGCATTCGCTGCCTGAATAATAGCAATTGCAGGATTCAGCTTGTCACCGAACGGAGTGTATTTAGCTGTAGCCATCTGACCTACCAATCATTTTCTCGCCAGACCGGCGTATAGTTGCCATCTCTGGTCTTTGTGTATAGAACCACATCGTTGCGCATCATGGCAAGTAGCTCGGTTCGTGAAGGAAGGTTGTACGTTGCAGATGGTAGCCCATCCTTACGTGGTGCGCCATATCCTGTATTAACCAAATACTCATGCAAATCCAGAATATCCTTCTCAGACCACAGATACGTTCCCGGTCTCTCTTCACCATCTAGGCTATAGAGTCGGAAAGGCTGTCTAATCTTTCCTTCTTTTCTGTAAAGAAGGAGACTGTTTCTGTGCCTGCCAAGCATCCTCTGAACGTCAGAACCCTTGTAGGCTCTTTGCATGTTACGCCTTGCAACAGACAGTACATACATGACTGTCTTCTTGTCAATGTAGTTCCACGCCAGTAGCGTGTCGGCTCCACGATTTACCTGAAGCCTCTTATGAGGGATACCATCCAGGAAGAAATAATTTTCTACCAGCCTCTTCTTCGGCCGCTTTTCCTTTCCCATAAGGTCTCCAAATGATAAATCCCCTGCGCACTTGCGTACGCAGGGGTGTGCTATGTCGAGTATAGCACTTGGTCTATCACCTAGCAAACGTTGCTGAGTGGCTTTTCTCTCTCGCCATCAGCCATTGAGCTAGCTTGTTCTTGGTCTTATCGAGCATCCATCGGGCTCCGCACTCAATGCAGGCAAGCTCCAAATGAGTCTTATCGGAAAAGACTCTATCGATGAATATTCTTCCGCCACACTTCTTATGGTTCAATTGTTGGCACCTTGTCCTTTGTATCAACGACAAGGGATGCACTTTCGGAGCTGCCAACACCAGCAGAACCTACAGAAGTAAGCAGGGAAATGAGCGCTGCCAGACCTGCCGTAGAAAGACCCTGTGTCCAGCTCACGTCAAGAAGACCTGTAGCTAGAGCGAGAATTGCCACTCCGGACTGAGCAAATGTCTTCACTGCACGCTCAAATGCATCCTTCCAAAACTTACTTGTTCTCAAAGACTAAACCTCCCTTGCCCTTTTTGTTTATTATAGCATGGGAGGTCTTATCTATCCGCTGAATACCTTTGTACCGATGTTACAACGGTAATTGATGACTGGCACAAGGTCAATGAATACTTCGTCGCCAGATACTACGCCATAAGCGAACCCAGCTTGCCAGTCAGGTGACAGGTCATAATCCTGTCCTGTTGGTACGCACATGTGACCGATTTCCCAGCCACGTACTGTGCGGTCTTCCAGCGGAGCAGTATGGGCATAATAGCCCTGTCGGTGTGAATGGCCTCGAATCAGAGAGACTTCGAACTTCTTGACATCATTACGCACAGACTCAGCAGAGTATTGAGAAATACTTACTCCGTGATGAGCGTAAATCTTGCCATATCGTTCGGTTGGCCTCTCCAAATAATTATGCCATACGAATCCATTGGCAGCAACACCATAGATGCTTTCTGGAGTATACAGTCCATCTTCAAGAGATTGTGGATTGTTCTTGTCCAGCCACTTTACATGTCGATGCCAACCGTGGTTACCATCGAAAAAGTGTTTGTCAGCATCTGGAGCCTTTGCATGGATTTCCGCTAGGAAGTCTCGTGTGCCTGTGACACCAGGGTCATTCTGGGAGAATCCTTCTCGTGAAGTTCCTTCTGCCCACCGGCCCGTTCCGTCTGCGTCATCAATGTCTCCGAGCAGGTCAATAGCTCCTGGCTTCAGATAATCCATCACATCGAACCACAAGTCTAGCATACGCCTGTCATGATTCGGGAAATGGACATCGGACACAAACAGCCATGTCATATCGGACATGTTCGTTCCTTTCGTTGTTTGGACCAGCCTAACACACGCGATGACTCTGTGTCAAGATATGCTCCTGACGGTTCAGTCGCTCGTGTTCAGCCCAACTACAGAGGAACAGGTTCCTTCTAGTATTGTCAGTCTTCACGCCAATGTGATGAACAGTTTCATCGCTGTTGAGTAGTCTGCCTAGTCGGGCTTCGTAGACCATCCGATGTTCATAGTACCAACCTCCATTGAAGCTCTTGGGGTGTTCTGGTGCGTAGACCAACACATATCCTTCGGATGAGAGCATTCGCTTTCGGTTATGCCAGTTTCGGATTGGTCTGTACATTAGTACCCAACTGCGATGAATTGAACATTCACGCCATAATGAAAGTAGTTTGACTTTGCGCTAAGCTCATCTGAGTCTACCACAGCAGTGAACCCTCTGTGGTCCGGCCAGTATTCTCCTGTGAGTCCTCTAAGGATACAGTGAATTCGTGACTGCTTCTGGATGACTTGTCCTGTAACGACGACAGGCTTGCATCCTACTGAGAAGAAGTTACCAAAGTAAACAGCCTTCTCGTAGTGCTTTCCCTTGCCGCCCTTAATGTAGACATAGCCAGCCATAATTTTCAGACCAGTAGTCTTCTTGATTCCATGAGCATTGTAAAATGCATTAGGCTGATTCTCAAAGATATACTGGTCATTAGCTGTCATCTGATTCAGCTTCTCACGAGTAATCTGTTCTCCTACTGACCAGCTCGTAGGCTTGTAGGGGGTAGTTGCCAAGTTATATTCTCTCCTTCCTTGTGTAGGGCAATTTCCTCTGGAGAAGCTTCAATTACAGCTTCACGAGGAAATAGCAAGACATCAAAGAAGTCTGGCGAAACTACTTGTCGTCGTAGGTTCTCTGATATCAGATATATTTTACCATTGGATATATCCTTAACCAAAGTTCCTTGACGGAATCCTAGCTTACCACCTACTGAGTACCGGCCGCAAGCGGCCTCTGATGACCTGATAACAAAGGGGTAGTGCCAGCTTGACAGGATTCGTTCTGATGTTACTCGGAATCTGAACCTGCCCTTGATGAAGAATACACCCTTCTCAGTCTGTACACAAGTCCCTGTAGGATACTCTACAGGGACTGTGGGCACATCTGGAAGTGGTGCTGGCTTACTTCTTTTCCACCAGACCATCTTGACCCTCAAGCTTCTCAAGATATCCAGCGTTGATGTCCTTCAGAGTTTTGTTCTCATCTTCAAGCTTCTTCAACCTGCCTTCAAAGTCTTCTACGGCAAGGGTGAAGTCAGCACGGACATCTGCAATCTTGTCTTCATACCCGGCAGTCAGCTCTGCAATTCTTTGAGTAAGAGCCATAACTTTAAGAGTATCTTTATGATTCATTTTAATATATTTCTCTTTCTTTTTTCTAGTGTAATTACACAGTAGCTCACCAGAGCCAACCTGTCAAGTTCAAGGTCAGCCCTTGTGATAGAGCGTAATCTTTCCGTATGAAGAGCCTGAGCTGACTCCATACATTACTGCGTAGTCACTTGTAGAGCTTCCATAAACACCGAATCCTTCCATTCGGTTCGCAGCAGTTGAGTCAACAATATTATTGTACCAGCTTGATGGAATTGTTACTGTTGCTGCTTCTCCTCTTGAGAGATAAACAATGTTGTCTCCATCAGAACCTTCGTTAGACATATTACCTACAGGGTCACCAGATGGCTTTGTCTGATAGATATGTCCTCTCAGATTAATTCCTACTCCAGTATTATTACCATGAGCTGTACTCAATCTCTTGAGATAGATGGTGGCCTTTGTAGGAGTTCTTACAACACCGCCCGCATTCAGAGCATCGTAAATCTTCGTTCCATAGAAGTACAATCCTCTGTGGTTGTCGTTTCCAGTCCAGTCACCCTGGTAAACATCGTCACCGTCGTTTCTCCACATACCGCCATATCCAAGTCGGTAAGAGTCTGAAGAGTTGGCTGTGACAACTACAGGTGAAGCTAGCAAGTATCTACTCAAAGAGACATATGTTGAGTGGTTTCCGCTTGTGTCGTATGAAACAACTCGGTAGTAGATGGTCTTGTTGACTGGCAGACCTGAGTGGTCATACTGCTTTGCAGCGCTTGCAGCACCGGTTACAGTAATGATTTTTCCGTCTGTGGTAAGAGTCTTCACTCCACTTCCTGCAATCGTTACAGTAGGGTATCTGTCGCTTCTCCAGATAACCTTGACACCGGCCGTATCTGATGCAGATGGGTTGGTCCAGTTCAGTCTGTAAGTTCCAGTTGAAGTTCCAGATGACAATGCTGTAATCTTGAATGAAGACGGAGTTCCTGGTGCCGTCGTATCTCCCGTTGGAGGAGTAGCATAGGTGTCAGGAGATGTTGAGAATGACAATCCGTCGAAACCAACATTTGGTCGAACTGTTGAAGCCTGATAAACCTGTACCGTTCCATCAGTATTAACACGAATGGTTGCAGGAGAAACGCTGGTTGAAGAAGCCGTGTCCCAAGTAGTTGTGGACAGATAGACTGGCGTAGCTGGTCTATATCCCGTAGGAAGAGTGAACAGCGTAGTTCTTGCAGCGTATGAACCGACAACACCACGAAGGAATACCGTTCCATTGTTCAAGTAATATGAAATGTCGTAGGTGCTTGCTGGCTGAGTACCACTGGCAAGTGTTGCTGCTACCCAAGGTGGGTCACCAGATACGTCAAGATGTCCATAGACTCTCATATTCCTTGCAGTCGTCATGTCTTCGCTGAGGTCAGTATTTGCATATGATGATGCAACGAACTGACCGCTTGCGTTGGTGATAGCAAATCGACCTGGGAATGATGCGTCATTCATTCCGTATAGACGAAGTCCGATTTCTTCGGCTCCAGAAGGAGAGAATGATGTCATCTGAGTTGATGCTCGGTTACCCGCTGAGTCTGTGTAGTTGACATAACGGAATGCTCCAGTACCACTCTCAGTCTGCAAAACTACACCAGGATATCCTGGTACGTCCATTCGACCATTAGCAGCAATAACATTTGTAGGAAGGTCAAGCTCAGACTTTGAAATGATGATTGAGCCATTGCTTCGAACAACATCTGACTGCAAGAAGATTCTTGAAGCTGATGCAGTCCTCCAGTCACTCTTTGTTCCCATTTCAAGCTGGACGTCATCGACATACACAATATCTCCAGTCGCACCATTGAACCATGAGAATGAGAATTCAACGGTGTAACATGTGTCAGGAACGACAATTGGAGAAATGAATGAATATGAGGTCCATGCCGTATTGGTGATATTCTTCTCTACGAAGTAACCATTAAGCATTGCTCCAGCTTCATCAAGGAACTTGACAACGAGTCTTACTGCTCTACCGGTCGCTGTTCCCATGGTTGCATAACCGGAGACAGTTACCTGCTGACCGATTAGCTCCTGATTTGTAAGAGTGGATACCTGATACTTTGCATACAACTCAGTTGTTGCCGGGCTTGAAATTGTTCCAGTCGCAGTAATCTTCAGAGAATTTGTGTCTTCTCTACCAATTGTCGTTTCCTGGGAAAGCGTAGTATTTGCCATTCCAGTCCATCCAGTGATGCTGTCTTCAAAAGTAGCATCGTAGATGTAGTTTGGATTGCGGTCGTAAAGACCAATGTACACGCTTCCGTAGTTAGACGTCTTGTTGATAAGTGGTGGAGCAATTCTCAAATGCGCAGCGTCATTCCAGTCACCGTCCATGACGTGACCAATAAGACCTGGATAAATTTCATCTGCATCTCCAGTATAGAATCTTACTGAGTGGTCATAAATGTTTCCAGAGATATTTTCAATAGAAACATACTTCTCACCGATTGTCTCCTTTGTAGCAATCTTCTGAGGAGCACCGTTTTCATAAGCTTCAATAGAGAACTGGTCAAGCTGTGCTGTTGAGCCAGAAGCAATATCCCATTCGACATATGGAACAAGATATCGGACAGACTGGTTCAGTGATGCTGGTGCATATGGGTCGTCTGCCTTGCCCTGCTGTCCAAGAACACCAGTTGTACCAAAACCACCACGACCACGAACATATCCAGTTACGGTAATCCAGTCTGCGGTCGTCGTTGAGCTACCAGTAGCGATTTGAACTTCTTCATTGTTCATAACCATCATGTACTGGTTTGCTGAGTATCCTGAAAGCAGGCTGTAGTCAGAAGGCATTGCGTGAATCTTCGTAGGCGTTGTTATATTGTCTACGTAGTCCCAGTCAATGATGTTGTTTGAGTTGTCGAATCCAAACAGACCGACCTTGATACGAGGTGGAGTAGTAATGGTTACATCGTCGTACCACGCAATCGTACCGGCCGTCGCAGTTCCTGCAATACCTGAATTGATTTCAAATGATGCATTGGTTGCGCCTACAGGACATGTGCCCTGAATATTTACGTCAACCCAAGTAGTTCCATCAATAGGAATTGGAACACCAGAAGTGTCTACTGGTGGCGCGACGGTGTTTGTGTCAGTCTGAACAGTGCTTCCTCCACCATTCTTCCAGATGATATTGACCGCAAGGTTGTCTCTTGCAACCGTAGAGTTTGGAAGGTACTTCATGCGGAAGGTGTAGGTGTATCCAGGCTTGGCTACAGCCAATGCGTAACGGAAGCCATAGGTTCCGACGCTTGAACCGTTCTGAGCAATCTTCATTGAAGCTGCGCCAGTGAAATGCTTTGTCGTATCGCGAGTCATCAAGCTGGATGCGTATGCCGTATATCCACTGACATCAGTTTCGAATCCAGTATTGGAGTTCAGGGTAGCTACTGAGTATGCACGAATACGAGCAGAGATACGATACAGAATTGTTGGGTCATAAGCGACCTTCGTAACACCGGTTGAATTTCTCAGAACCAGGCCAGGTCCAGTGAATTCGAATAGAGATTCAGCGGAGTATGCACCAGGGTCAGTCTTCTGCAAAACAGAACCACTGGTGAGCCATAGAGTTCCGTCCTGCATGTAGTCAAACAGCTTTGCATAGGTGTTGTTCTGCATTGGAGCGTCCAGTGCAGTTACCTTGATTGAGTTGACGGCAAGGTTACGGAATTCTGCATAACCGTCGTTACGGATAGTCCATCCAGTCGTACCGGCCACATAATTTGCTGAGTGAATACGGCTGTTTACACCATCACCTGATGGGTTGGTTGGGTCACCGACAACAAGGCGTCCACGGACCGTGGCGTCACCAAACTGGGCTCCACCAGTTACATTGATTGACCATGCTGGCTGGCCACCGAGACCATTTGCGGCAGCAGTAGAACGGATTTCTCCAGTACGGATAATTGCACCATCGATTGACGTAGAGCCAGGAGCCTTCCACTGAGATGGAGTCGTAGCACCAGTCATCTGTCGCTCTAGCTGCAAACCATCTACATAAACGTCTCCAGCAGTGTACAGAGAAACGAATGAAAGCATGCTGGTGTTAGCGCCAGTATTGAATGTTCCAGAAATTCTGGTCCATGTTCCTGTCGCTGGGATTACATTAGAAGTTCCACCAGGCTGCTGGAAAGTACCGTCTGCAAGCTTGATTGCAAGACCGACTGTCTTTGCACCGGCTCCAGACTTCACATAGAAGTATCCAGAGAAGATGTAGTTGGTATTTGCTTCACAAGGGATGTTGTAAACGCTGGAGCTTGAAGTCTGGTAAACACGTGAGAATGTTCCGCCACCAGTCCAGTTGTGCTTGAGGCACTGAGTATTGAATCTACCAACAACGTCAGTTGAATCTGAAATAGAGCCAGTTGTAGTTCCACCATCGTTGAAGGTAAGCATCTTTCCTGTGTACCATGACTGGACATACTCAAAGTCAGCATAGGCAGGAATGTGAATGTTGGCACTGTCCTGAAGCTGCAATGCTGCTGCTCGAATCGTACCGCCATTGATTTCCAGGCTGTTATTGGTGAGCTGATATCCGCTTGTTCCTGCTACATAGTTAGTGCTCTGGATTACACCACCAGTATCTACAGTCAGGGATGACTTGATAAGCAGTGCATTGATAATTCCAGTACCGGCCGTAATCTTGTTAGCATCTAGATTGTTAATCTTCGCTGACGTAATGGTTGCGTCACCGATATTGGTATTTGAGATAAGACCAACAGTGACAGCAGCCACAGCGGATGCGGAAGACTTCAGTCCCAAACGGTCGACAGCAATGACTCTGACCCAACGAGCCTGAGTCGTGTCTGTGACGACGAATGAGAAAATCTCGGAAACGAACGTGCTGCCTGCCTCAACCTGCAATTGCCCAATCATTGTAGCGTCGCTTGCGGTGAATGTAGAGGTAGTTCCTACATGCACTTCAAGGTAGCTGACATCAGCCTCAAGGCGTCCAGATGTAGCCTTCTGCAATGAGTGGTTTACCTGAATTTGCAAGGTATTGACAGCAGCCGTTGGGGCAGCAGGAGTAGACGGAGCCGTATTGGCTGCCGTCGCAGTTACCGCAGTTGAATAAGCACTTCGGTTTACACTTCTGTCGTATGACTGAATTGAGAATTCGTACTGAACGCCGACGACAAGACCACCGATTGTCGCATTGACGGCAGCAGCAGGCATGTCAATGTAGTTGTAGTTTGTTGAGCCAGTCTGCCTGTATCGCAGGTTATATCCTGCAAGGTCAGTAGCAGATACAGCCGTCCATGACACGGAAGCTACAGCGAATGCGGAGTCATTTGTATCAGTCGTCATAGTTGCTGCGAGACCGGTTGGAACACCTGGGGCAACCGTGTCCACATCAGTAGGTGAAATAGGCGTGGCTGATACCGTGACGTAGTTTGAAATGCTGTCGAATACGTCACGTGAGCGAATCTTGAAGTAATGAACTACACCGAGAGAGCTTGAATCATAGAACAGAGTATTTCCAGTACCGCTGTAGACTCTGTTTGAAGTGGTTGGAGTGAATCCTGAACCTGATGTGCTCATGTATACGTCATAGGCTGCAAGGTCATCGATTACCTGTACATCCCACTTCATGTTTACTCCACCTACAATACCGGCCGCAACTACTCCAGTTGGGTCAGGTGGTGGAGGATTGGTAGCAGAAAGTGTAGAAGATGGCAGAGATACGTTTCCGGTCTGGTCCACAGCATAAACCGTGCATTCCAGTGTTGCCTGTGGAGTTCCGAAGAACGCCTTGTTTGTTTCAAAGGCAAGGTCGTAGAACGTATTGGTGGTCTTCACCTGAACATATGAGCCACCAGGAATAGCAATCTTTACGATGTAATGGGAGAAATCTTCCAGAGGAGATGCGTCGGCATTCTGAGTAACCGCATTCCATTTAGCGGAAAATGCGGTTCGATTGACTGCCCAAGTCAATCCAGTAGGTGCTGCTGGTGGAAGACTGTCCTCAATTGTAGTGAGAGGGAAAATCCTGCTCCAGTCGGAAACATTTGTTCCGTCATTAGCACGTAGCTGAATGTTGTAGTCTGTTCCTGGTGTAAGGTCTCTTAGAAGAATTCTCATATAGTGATTTCCAATGCGTACTCGATGTCCATCTCAGTGTCTGAAGTCTTTACCTTCGGAGTCGGAAGGACTGACCTGGCTACAAGTGCATAGTCTGTACTGATGGTATCTGCGTCTTCTGCTCTAATACCATCGAATACTGCATTTCCTGTGCCGGTCGCTGAAACAGTGATTGAAGTGATATTGCTCCAGTCAGGTGCTCCAGTTGCCGTAAAAGCAGTCTTGCCCATTGACTTGACCTCATAGCCAGTCGCTGCTGCAAAACTGTACTCATAGTAATTTGAAACGTCAGTGCTGAATCGAATGGCTACGTTGTTGATTGCAGCATCTGCATTGTAGGCCAGTGACATGAAGTCTGCGTCTGAATACACAGACATGTCGATAGCAATATCAGACAGAGTAGAACTACTTCCTCCAGCTACCTGCAAGGCATCGACACCAATTCGTGCCAGCGCTGTATTCCATGTGGCTGGAGTCCATGCTTCTGTATCTGAATCAAAACTGACAATGACTGTGCTACCACCAGAAGTCTGTGGAGGAGTTCCGAACCATAGTCCGACTTCATAGATGGTGCCAACGTATTCCTGTGGAATCGTTCCCTTGAAAATAATCTTGTCGTTCAGAATGTCCGCAGACACCAAAGAGACAGGAACCCTGTCAACCTCGAACTTCAGAGCCGTATCGTTTACGTTTTCGGCCGTTGAGCCGATTCCGAGTGCGATTGATTCTGCAATGCGAGGGAGGTTTCCTGCCAGGTATCTGAAGATTACTGACTTTCCCTGAGTAGTTATCATGTCTTTGTCATCCTAACGTCAACCTGAATTGAATCATCAACATCTGGTACTTCCAGAACAACGTCAACGACCTGCTTTCCAGAGCCGTCGAACCTGATTGTCTGGCTGACTACAATAGCTGTGTCTGGTGGATAGAGAACAATTGGGTCATTGTCTTCACCGGTTTCCTCTGGCTCATCCAGAGTTACGTCACTGCTATCATCAACGTCAATAACGTCATCAGTATCGATGACGTCAGTTATCTCGTCTGTTGTGACTTCAATCTCGTTTGGGTAACGAGCGTCAACGACCCCAGGTGGTAGAAAGAAATTGGGGTCGATGACGACATCAGGCTTCTTGATGATTTGATTGCTGTTTGTGCTCATGGAGTAATTATATCTGAGTGTTACTCCAAAGCAAAATCAAATCTTGACTCTTCGTAGAGTCAGCTTCGTTGTCTCATAACCTTGGTCATAACCTCTGGTCATAGCGACAATGAAGTACCTATGGGTTACCGGGTCGAAATCCTTTTGTGGATAATTTACGGATACGATATCTCCAAGCTGTAGCAATGGATTACCAAAGATTTCAGCTTCTACCTCATCGCATCCATCTGCCCAGTGATGAGTAATCCAGTCAGCGAGTGCTTTGGCACCGCTTTCTGTTTGAATCCAGTCAGGCTGGACCTCTGTGTCTACTTCACCACGACGACGAATTGCATCATCGTTCTGAGAAACAATTGTCTTCTCGTCTTCCTTTGTGACAGTTCGGCCATAAATCATAAGCTTCTGCTCAACAGGATTGTCTGCACCAAAGGTCAGCGTGTCCTCACCATTGACAATTGCATTCTGTCGATAAGCATTGGTCAGAATGAACTTGGCTCCGAATGGGTCTGCTGAGTATTCAGGGCATACAATCTGTGTGGTGTTTGAGAAATACAGATTTGAATGAACCGCAGGGAACTTGTCGAACTTCACATCGAATTCTCTTAGCTCATGGCAGATAGGGCCAAAGTCATCAAAGAACCTCTGTGTGTACCGGGTACGAAGGAATAGCTTTCTCTTCTTTACGATATGGCTCGTGAAGTGCCACTTGTAAATCCATTCCGTGTATGCCTGGCTGCTTACGATACCGCCTCTGATTCTGTCGAAGAAGTTGGTCGTATCGATATGCAGGTCTTCCGTCGTTCCATTTCCGTAAAGGTATTCAAAATCAGCGTGAGTGCTTCCACGGGTGAATACACCGAATCTACCAGTCAGAGGCTCCTTCTTCGCCACTGGAATAGTAAATGTCATCTGGTGAACACCATTGATGGCTACTTCGATTACGTGACCGACGAATGCTCCTGGGTCTCCATAAACACCATTCTCCATTCGGATAGCGATATCAATGTCGTACCAGGTGTTCTTGGAAATGACCATAGCCACTCCCTTGCCCTTGTCAGGACCGAATCGTTCCAGCTTTCCATTGCTTCTACGAATATAGAAGTTGATTTCGTTCTGGTACTTTCGGCCACCAGGAAGTCTGTCTGTTCGACAAATCTCCATGTAGTAACCCTTGTCCTTGGTACCGAGATTGAAGGCGATGCCAGCCATGCCATGGTTGTATCCAGAGTCCCTGAAACGTAGCCTGGTGCCCACGTACCAAATGTTTTTATCAAGCTCGCTACCACGAGACGCCACATAACATGTATTTACGTTGGTCTTCGTTGTGGCCTTCAAGCTGATGGTTGACTGGTCCTTGTTGTGAACGAATCCACCGGTCCAGGTCTTGTAATTACCCTGATAGTTTGCGACCTTTACTCCATATCCAGAAGCGTCATCCTTGTGGGCAGCAGGATATGTGTTCCAGAGACCTCGCTCAGTAATTCTGAACCATCCAGAGAAGTAGTTCTTGAATGCAAGCTCAGGGTCTGACAATTCCTCGTCAATGTTCTTCTTTTCATCGGAAGAGGTGATTGCCTTGAATGTAAGAACCTTGGACTTGTTGTAGTACCAGTATCCCTTTGCGTCATATCGCATCAGCTCTCCTTCACACTCGATGATTCCTGTGTAAGGCCATACCGCTGCTTCCGCACCGGTCATTCTGATGAACATCTGGCTGTCAGTCATTGATTCTCTGAGCTGGCTGCTTCGAAGAACAACATCTCCTTCTGGCTGCCAGACGATATCCATTACTGGAGTACGGCCCTGCTGAGTCTCAGACATAGTAGTCTTGGCATAACGAACTGTTACCTTATTGGACTCGAAGTCATACTTCTGAGAAAGGTCAACAATGTCAGGCTGCTTCGTTCCATTGACAACACCATCAAGCTGCCAGGCAACAGGATTGCCCAGGTTGTAAGCCTTGTCTCTGGTGAGAATCTGCAAAATTCCGAACTCATCGAAATAGATTGCGCTCTGAGTCGTGATAGCAAGACTGCTGAAGATTTCCCAAATGGTCTTCTCTCCGTCAGTCCAGAAGAAAGGAACAATGGTTGCCTTGTCATCGTCAATCTTGTCATACAGATAGTCTGTGAATCCGTGAATGTCGCAGAGTTGCCAGACGATACGTCCAAGAGTCATGTTCTCGAAGAACATCTTTGGAGGCTTGATTTCCTGCAAGAACTTGGAAGCGTCCTTCAGGCTGACTGTTGCAATCTCTTCTCCCTGACCTGACCAGCTATCTGCATACATTACATATTCATTGACATAAACCATGCCACTTCCGCCTACCGGCGTCGTGTCATAACCAATCTTGTAAGTAAACTTTACGTTCTTGTCAATGAGTCCATAGAACAATGATGTATCGTTCGTATTGTTGTATCGACCGTCGATATTGGATAGCTGAATGCTTGCAGTATTTGATGATGCTGAACCAAGAGGGGTGACGAAGCTTGTCGTTCCCATATCAAACTCAGAAGTGCTTGTCATCAGCGTGTCGCTCAAATCCTGCTCAAGACGTGCAGACATCTCGATTAGCTCCAGGTACTTTCCTAGAGCTGAGATTGTTCTGACCTTCAGTCTGATGCCACGAATTTGCATAGGGTTGTTTCGATAAACAGTTGTTCCCCAGGTTCCATTCGCCTGTCGATAGATTGATACGCGACCACTGGAATCAGGAGTAATGTCTCCTGAGACTGTCGTCCATGTCGTTCCATTGGTTGTGATATCGATATCGTAATCTACAGGTGAGGCTGCTGATGTCTCGAACAGGAAATACAGCTTATTGGTCCAGGCACTTACCTTGTACACAATGTAAGGCTGCACTGTCTTTGAGAATCCATTCTGACCACTGATAAGCTTGCTTGCTACTGGAGATGTCCAATACTTATATGGGTCATCAAGGCCAGCAAGGTAATACCTAATGCCACCGGGCCTGTCTGTGTATTCGGAAACGATTCCCTCGACAGAGGCACGAGCCTTGACCAGTCCCTTCTTTGAGGGACGCAGTGGGTCAGCAATAGATTCAATTGGGTAGTATTCTGGGTCACCCTCATCATATTCTGTTGGGGTGCTGTCTACCGTCTGGATTCCTGCATAACGATTCTGATTCCATTCAGCAATAAGCTGGGGTATCGCCTTTACAGCGAACCCCTCTTTCAATAGCTTGTTTACTTCAAATGTCGTTGTCTGCATTACACCTGTTCCAATGATACCGTGACTTCATGAAAATCAAAATAGCCTCTCTTAGACAGGTTCATGTTGAAGTCAGCAAACATGACCTGAAATGTTTCCACAGTTCCGTCTCCATACGTCAGTTCCAATGTAAAGGCCCCTGGGGTGGCGTCAAAGAAATCTTCCATTTGACGCGCACCCCAGAAACCATCTACCGTATAGGAGGAAGAATGCGGTAGGTTTGTCCATTGCACACCGAAAGTACGCTTGTCTGCGACAATATACTTTCTCATGGTGCCATTTGCCATGCGCTGCTTCTTTTCGATTCTTTCGATATCGACAGAAAGCTCGCCACGATTGTGGTCTGTAATGGCATTGCCATTCCAGCGCATCAGGCGGGGCTTTAGAAATACCATGGCCATTACTTAACCACCCTGCTCCTTCCCTTGTTGCCCTCAATCTTGTTAAGGGTTCTGGTAATCACCTTTTCAAAATCAATCTCAGTCTTAATTGCATCTGCATTGATAGTGAAATTGTACGTGTTACCGCTTCCTGAGTCAATCTTGTCAATTCCATTCTCCAGCTTTGCTGTCAATGGAGCTGTAAGGACTGCCTCATTTCTGTGAAGGTTTGCAATAGTGTTGTCATACTTGACCTTTCCACCAATAGCAAGTCCAGGAATTCCGAACGTGCCTGGAGGAACATCCTTTCCACCGCGCCAGGTTTCAAAGTGCATGTGAGGGCCAGTTGAATTACCAGTGTTACCTGAGTAACCAATGAGCTGTCCTGCACGAACGGTCTGTCCAGTGCTTACGCCTCTCTGTGAAAGGTGAGCATAAAGCGTGCTGTCGAGTCCATTGCCAATGGTGATGTATCGACCATATGAACGGTATCCACCATTACCAGACCCACGAAGGTCCTTAGAAGTGGTTACTCTACCATTCATTGCTGCCATGACTGGAGTTCCTACGCCTACACCAAAGTCAGTACCTCTTGGAAGGTTGCTGTGGTGAGCCCAGTCTCTGGAGACCGGCCCATTTACAGGTCGTCTGAAGCCACCGTTGCCCATGAGAGCATTGAATGTAGTAGCACCGACAACTGCCTTAGCCATTGCTTCCCATCTTGCGTATGCGCCTGGGAATCCGGAACGCTGAACTGCCTGAGCCTGCTCGGTCAAGCTGAGCTTGTTACGTCCCTTCATTGCAAGCAAGTGCTTGAAGAACTGTGCCGCTGCATAAGAAGGAGTAAGAATCTGCTCTGCTGTACCCCAGCCCTGGCTAGGACGCTGCTGGAATAGACCAAGAGAGTCACGGTCACCATAGTGAAGGTTGCGGATATTGGATTCCTGCATAGCCGTCATGATTGCTACGATAAGGTCATTGGTTGTTGCACCCATTCCCTTACCGACACCGATAATGGTTGCTGCATTTCCTAGCTGCTCAGCAGAAAGGTTAATACCTCCATAAATACCGGCCGCACCTGGAATTGCAGTTCCGAACATTCCAATACTCATTGCCTGCTCTGCTCCAAGCTGCATACCCTTCTGGATAAGCGCCTGCATCATACCGGCCATTCCAGCACCAAGAAGTCCGGGGAGTCCCATTCCGTCAGAACCACCGATTCCACCGGTTCCGAACTTTCCGGAATTGATGTTCTCCATGAAGTCAGTACCGTACTTCTGTACAGCCTTGTCCTTCATCATGAATTCTCCACGCTTAGCACGGATATCAACCTCGGAGTGAGCCCTTCCACCAGAATAACCAGTACGTCCAGAACCACCGTATCCAATGAGGCCACCTTCGTGGTGAGCGTCAAGAGACTTGTTCTTTCCAGACTTCTCGTTCAGGCCAGACTTAGGAAGCTCTCCAGTGGAAACCCACTTTGAGAACTGACCGATGGTAAGACCGAATGCACCCTGAGAAATTTCATTGGCGACATCCTTACCAAGCTTGTCCCAAGCAATCTTGCTCTTGAGCTGTTCTGCTGCAACCTTGACGTTACGGTTCAGACTGTCCTTGATGTACTTGGACCAGTCGTCTCCCTTATCCTTCAGATTGACACCGTACTTCTTGTATGCCGCCTCAATCTTCTTGATTTGCTCATCCAGCTCCTTCTTGTTTCTAGGAACAAATGCCTTCAGAGTTGCAAGCTCATTCTCAATAGCTGTCTTTGCTGCCTCGTACTTCTTGGTTACAGCCTTCTGCTTGTCCTGGGTCTCCTTCTGCAAAGCTTCACGCTGTGCCTGGATTCCCTTGTTGTAAGCGTCTCTCTCGATTTGCAGCTTCTTAGCAGCAGTCTCACGAGCGACCTGCAAAGCCTTATTGGCAGCATCGCGCTGGGCGTTGAGAGCTTCCTGCTCACGCTCCTTACGTGCTTCAAGCTGCTTCTTCTCGACCTCTTCCATCTGCTGGATAACCTTTAGACGACGGTCACGCTCTGCTTCAACAGTATCCTTCTGAGCCTCAAGTCCAGCAACCTTCTTTTCAGAGGTCGTCTGACTTGCTGCCGCAGCATCCTCAGTCTGCCAAGAACTGATATCGGCCTGCATGTTGTTACCAATCTTGGCAGCCTCATCGAGGTTACCAGAATTGATTGCCATGTTGAAGTCGATGTTCTGATTGGCAAGAGAAGCCATTCTCTGAAGTCGGGTCTTTTCCTTCTCGAAGATTTCCTGACGCTTGTTCTCGGCATCCTCTTCAGCCTTGATTGCATCCTCAATCTTCTTGACCTTGGCGTCGTACATCTTGTTGATAGCATCAGTACGACCCTCCCACTTCTTGTCGTGCTGCTCCATGAGATTATCCCAGCGCTTGTCAAACGCCTTCTGCTTCTTCTCATACTTCTTGTCAAGAGCTTCCTGCTTTGCTTCGAATCTCTTTTCAGTTCTTTCCTGACGAGCATCGAAACGGTCGTCTGCCTTTTCCTGAGCAATGTCAAGACCCTTGGAGCGTGCCTCAGACCATGAATTGATGCTGTCGAGTTCTCCCTGCATCTGCTCATCGAGAAGCTTCCCTGCCTGCGCCATGTCATCATCACGTGCGCCTGAAAGGGCTGTCTTGTAGGTATCTACAAAGTCTCCGATATTATCTGAGTTTGCTGACCATGCATCCATGTTCTCCTTGAGGGAGTCACTGGAATTGTCAATTGACTTCTGGAACATCTGCTCTGCTGAAGTGGCGTCTTCTAGACCGGCCATTCTACGATAAATGTTCAGAGTGGCTAGCTTCTCATCTTCACTGATAGCCTTTCCAGTCTTTGAACGCTCACGCATAGCTGAGTAGTACATGTCTTCGGCATTCTTGACAGAGACAAGCTTCATCTGAACCTTTTGCAATTCAGGAATGTATTCCTTCAAGTCATCGAAGTTATAAGTTGTCTTGCCCTTTGGAATACCTTGGTAGTCTGCGAATTCCTTGTTGAATGCCTTTACGGCATCAGCAGAACGCATAACCTGATTCTGCTCAGACTCGTTAAGTCCAAGCTTTACACCAAGAGTAGTTCCCTCTGCGCCATGCTCACCAAGATTGATACTGTTGAGGTAATCGGTCCAGTCCTTGAAGGTCTCAATACCCATCTTCTTGAACTCGCCCTTGTACTTCTCCTTGTACTTCTTGAATACAGCAACCTGCTCAGAGTTGGCAGCTTCGGCAATCTTATCGAATACCTTCTTCTTTTCTGCTTCTTGAGTATTGTCAAAGATGTCCCAAAGGTCCTTAGCGTTCTGTCTTACTGCAACACCGGCCTTCTGCTGAATCGTATTCTCTCCAGCGAAGAATCTACCGAATGACTCAGAACCAGTCTGGTCGAACTTCAGGTTGGTGGCGTCACGCATATCTGTGGCAGCATCCTTCAGGCGCTTCTCAATTACAGCAGAAACGTCATCGAAGTCAATCTGTGCCTTCAGCTTATAGGTGAATACAGCATTGTCATAACGCTGACCCATGATTGCAAGAGCGGTCTTTGTAGCTTCTTCTGCCGCGCTCTTTGTTCCACCGTGAAGACGAACCTTGACACCCTCTTCAATAGCACGTCCCCACTTCTCAGCCTCGGAAGAATCATAGAACTTCTGCATATCATTGTAAGCGTCCTTGTTGTTCTTCTTGAACTTGTTCATCTTGTCATTGAGAGAATCTACATTCTTTCCGCCCTGAGCAACAATCTTCTGCTGCTCAGTATATGCGAATCCAAGAGTCTTTGCCCATGCCTCAGAAGACTTCTCGATATTTTCTTGTTCCTTTCGAGAAGCCGCGACATTCTTATTGATGATGTACCAGGCTGCACCAATTGCAAGAGCTACTGCCAGCATGGTTCCCATAATTGCTGCTGCTCCACCAAGCTTGGTAACAAGACTTCCAACTGATGAGCTGACTGCACCAATTGCAGCCCTACCCATTGTGGCTACTCTTCCGAAGATTGCTCCAGCGGCTCGTCCAAGCCCTGCGATTGCTGGCATGGCCAGAGTCTTGATAGCTACAGCAAACTTGGTTACTGGTCCGACAAGCATAGGCCCAATAAGTGCCGCGCCAATTGCCATCTGAGAAATTGTGTACATCATGCTGTCAGCATCGGAAGCCATGACTCCCATGAATCCAGCAGCAATTGCTACATTCTGGAAACTGCTTCCCATCTGCTGCCAGCTACGACGTGTACTTGCGGCATTGTTGTTAATGCTGGTGGAAGCGCCCTGAGCTGCCTGCCAATTTCTTACCTCTGCCTGGGTCATTACTCGACCAGTAGCGTCACGAGTAACACCACCTGCTGTAGTAACAGGACCGACGACAGGAGTAGTAATTGTTCCTGGACGACCAATTACAGGTGGAGCAGTAGCACCTGCTGATGCTCCTACTCTTGTTGCCTGAGTCAATCCAGTCTGAGCCGCAGTTGCACGCGTCAAAGCTGCCGTCAATTCATTGACGACTGCGACAAGAGCTTGTGTCTGGCCAGCCTGAGTCTGCATTGCTGCACCAGCCTGCATTGTGGCAAGACGTGCTGCAACCTGCTCAGGAAGCAGTGCACGGAATCTGAATATGAGACCGAGCATGCTGGCACCAAGCTGCAATGCCTGTCCAGCAAGGTTAGCGAACAGACCTACGAGCATGACAATTGGACCGGCAATGGCACCGGCAATAATTGCAATGGTTGAGAATGTCTTTACTGGACCAGGAAGACTATTGAATGCCTGGACAATCTTGGTTACACCCATGACGATGAATCCAGCAATCTCAAGGAATGGCTTACCGGCTTCTGCCAGTTCAACCTTCAGAGTCTCAATTGCAATCTTCAGTCTTCCTGAAGCTGACTGCTGGAATTGACCAAGCTCTCGGCTGGCACTGTCTGCCCACTGTCCGGATTCCTGCTTAGCAATAGCGTAAGCCTTACCCACCTGAGTTGTTTCGTCATTGAGGTTACCCATCTCTTCAACGATTGCCTGCAAACGGGTTGTCTGCTGTGTACCGAATAGAGATGCGAATAGAGCCTGACGGTTCTTTCCTGTGACACCGGCCGTTGCCTTCTGCAATGCCTGGAAGGTAGGAATTACTTCACCATTTGTCTTGTCTGTAAGC